TGGCACTTGTTTTCTCCAATTAACTGTATTGAGGTCCAAGAAGACCATCAAATACTAAGGTTTCCGGTTCAGAGTATTGACTTGTGAAGTTACCACTAAACACTAAAGATTGCGGCTCAGAATACTGAGGAATAAAGAATCCCGTAAAGACTGGTGGTGTATACACTACGACCTCATAGATGATTTCAATCAGTCTTTGTGCTGAATCGTACAAATATGTCTTACGGTAGTTGGTACTACCTTTGATATAGTTTTCTATCGAAAGCAGTCCAGTGATTGAGTTGTATTCGAATGTTTTGAAGTTGCCAGATACGTATTCAATTCTGATTAGGTTCTCAGATACATCATAGTAATACTGTCTACTTAGTTCACTTTCAGTTGAGAATTCAGAAGTACCATTGCCTCTACCTGATGTCTGTACGGTCAGATTCTGTGTGATTTGTTCGTCTTTCTTTACTGCGTTCTTAGACCTTACGATCTTGCCGTCAGAAAATTTGACAATCAAATACCCTTCTCTGTCGAAACGAAGCTCTACCACGGTAGGTCTGACTTCAACAGGCTGTGGTTCTTCTACTTTCTCAACCAGTGCTTTCTTCTTAAGCTCTGCAGCTTTAAGAATTGCAGCAAGATGAGGGGGAGGTTGTCTCAGCTTTACTTCTTCGTTCAGCAAAGTCTGAGAACTTCTAGCTTTTGCTTTCAATAAAGCAGCAAGTGCCGCTTCACCAGCAAACTCAGCTTCAGAGAGCGTTCGACCTTTCTTAAGGGCAGCATTAGCTGCTGTGACAAACGCTTCTCTGTGCTCTAATGGTTTAGATTGAATTTCAGGTTTAAGGTTGCTGGTTGTCCACATTTAATCCTCCACTCCACCCCAATTGTTTAGACTTCTTCTTAGTCTTCCAACACCCGAAACAGTAAGCAGTCCGGTGGCGAAAGCAGTGTTAGGGTGATCCACCCATGATCCAGAGGTAAACCTATACAGTTTATAACCTTCGGATGGTTTACTTTGTACATCACCTTCTGCCGGTGTTGCACCGGAAGGTGTTTCTTGAACGAAAACGTTAAGGATATTGTCACCACCAGCTTCAGTTGCACCAAGTGAAAGCACAATGGCTGCACCAGTTCTATCTGTAGCAGTAATCCATGTAGGATCAACCCATCGCTTGAGAACAGGAGTACCTGATGTGTCAATCCACAAGTCTTTAGGATTCTCTGCAGTCGGTGCTGTAGATTGAATCCACAGTTTTACACGTTGTGGTAGACCTGAGTTAATGGTTGAAAGACTACCGTTGATTTCGTTCAGTCTAAATGTAGCGGTTGTGCTCAGAGAACTGTAATCCACCGCTACTCTTGAAATAACAGGCTCAAGAGTGTTGCTGTAGATCGTAGCTGTATTGTTGTAGAAGTTAACTCTACTTGCTTCGTTCATGTTATTGCTGATTCTTGCGAATCCACCTTGACTGAAACCGTTCGTGTTTGTCATTGAATACTGACTACCATCATTTGAGTCAACATCATATCCTACGTAGATTGCATTTCTACCGTTAACACGCCAGCTTGTACCTACAACGCTTCTGCAGTTGTAGAAAGCTCTAGCGAAACATTCAACCTGTCCACCGCTAACATTTCGGCAAGAAGAGATAGCAGTCACGATTGAACCGTAACAGATCGGGTTGTTGATTAGCTGAAAACCAGTAAAAGCTGAAGCAACTACAGAACCGAAAGCGTCCTGCAAATGCACAACCATGTCGTTAGTGCTAGTGTTACCACTCGCATCACCCAGGTAAGCAACACCGAAGTTACCATCAATACATCTTGCGCCAGATGAAGCAATCACTGGAGAGATTGGAGCACCAAACTCTGTAGCTGCAGCAACTGCACCTGTCACTGGATCAAAACTGATCTTGTGCAGGAAGTAGTTATCACTGCTTCTATTGTTGTAACATTTGTTGTTCGCGTCAGGTGTATTACCGATTCTGAACAGATCGTAAAGAGTACAAGCTGACTCTACGTAATTGTTAGAAAATTCACAGTCGTATACTGCAGCAGTCGCACCAAGGTTCACACCGCTTCCATCATTGAGAGGGAAAAAAGCGATAAACGTAGTGTTGTAAACCTTGTCTGCAGTTGTAGGTAGACCTCTGAATACATTGTGGTGAACTTTGATTCTACGAGTAATACCTCTTACTCCGTACACGGCAAAACATTCGTCGCTCGTAAGGTGTTCGAAGTAATTGTGGTGGATGAAAATGTCTTGTGTAACGTAGTTCTCAGCATCTGATGCTAGACCGCCTCTCAGATTACGAATGTTTAGACAGCCACCACCGTCAGCCTGGATAGGTGTACCTGCACCCCATGCACCAGTTAGTTGTCTGAATTCGTTTCCGTAGATGTGCAGATTACGAGTAGTGCAATATACATCGATAAGCTGGAAGAATCTAATTGGTTCACCGTCTGTACCGATTACTCGTTTAGCGGTCAATCTTAGACCACTGATTACACCACCTTTAACACCACCCAGTCCGATCAGTGATTTACCTCTTGTGGAATCACTAGGTGTGATTTCAACATCAAAGTCTCTGTACACAACATAATTAGCTGTGGCTTCATCGAAGCCTTGACTGAAGTTACTGTTGATAATCAGGAATTCGTTAGCAAATCCTGCTGTAGTAAAAGTCTGAGAAGGAATAAGTCTAGTCTTACCTCTTGTACCAATGAGTTGATTAGCAAAGAGGGTACTACTGAAATGCAAATCCCAACCTGGGAGTCTGACAGGAATACCTAGCGAGTTAGCCAGAGTACACATTGCCTGTAGTTCTGCAGTAACATCAGAGCCATCTTCTCCACCTGTGAAGTTAAGATAACTCTTGCTGGATTCACCACTGTCGCCTAGTCCGTCGCTGCTAACCACAGCCAATAACTCAAGAAGGGTGTCTTCTGTTGCAATTTTTCCCATTGGTATACCCGATGTTGAGTTAACACTCGTTGAGTTGTTATTGTTTCTAATTGCATCGAGAAGTGATCTCAATGTTAGTTCTGTGGCTAGCTTTTCCATTATGAATCTCAGTTATCGTTGTTAGATGATGTTTGGTCACCTGAAGAACCATTAGATGAGCCAGTACCTGATCCCATTCCCTCTTTCATTCCTTCACCAGCTTTTGTATCTTGTTCAGGTAGAATGGATTTAACATCCGTGTCGTCAGGAAGAGTGTCAATACTCATTGCACTCAGAACCTTGTTGACAACTTCAATTGTCTTAGGTAGGTATCCGACAGCACCGATTCGTTGAACAGCTTTCGAGAATTCATCAAGGTTAGTGTCTTCAAATCCTTCGTAGTCCATCTTGCAACGACGAGAAACATCCCAACCGTTGAGTTCGTAGACTTGTTTGATCAGATCGTCATTAAACACACGAACAATACGCTGAAGAACTGACTCTACGAATGAACCAGTCAGTGAACTCTTAAGGCTACCAAGTGCAAATGAACCAGTTTCGGTGTTGCCCATCAGTAGAATGTCAGCATTCATACCGATGAAGATCATCGCACGATAGTAATCCTTGACTTTTGTTGTGTCGTAAGACTTCTTACCACCCTCGGTTGATAGTAGCTCAAGTTTGAACAATTGAGCACGAGTGTCAGGGTCAACTGCGCTAGGAAGGATGACACCGGATTGACTGTTTTGTTGTAGGTTTCTGATGACATTCTTAAATTGATCAAAGATCGCTTTCTGTTCAGGACTTGCGTCTTCACTCATGTATTGAGCGGGAAGATATAGCACAGGAAGACCTTGTAGGTCTTTAGCTACACCCATTGCTTCAAGCTCTTCGATACTTGTCAGGTATTTCCAGGGAACGTAAACGTCACGCAGTGGACTCTGACCGTATGGATTACTTGTGTTTCTACCCATGTTAAACAACAGGAACTTCTCACGAGGGAGAATGATTTCCATGTGTGGGCGACGAGAGTAACGAAGGTAAGGGTCAGCAATCAGACTCAGATTCTGTTTGACTGCAACAATGTTGTTACCGTCGTCATCGAATTCGAACTTGTCGATGCTTTCCTGTGAACGATACGCTAGCTTTTTGATACCAACAATACCGTCGTCGTACAGACTACCTTTACTCTTCTTACGAATCTTGTAGACTTTCTCAAGCACACAGAAACCGTATGTAGCCATCGTCATGATGTCGATCATTACTTCTTCGATAGGTCTGTCCATGTCAGTAAACATCGACTCGACCATTTCAGCTTGCTTTACTTCTCTTGCTGTTGCATCTTTCGGAGGTACAAACCTGAAGGTTGCTTTACCAATCATGCTATTGTAAAGAGAAAGAGCAGTGTTGATTGCAGGGTGGTATGACATTTCCTTGAAGACCTTATTCGATCTTGGGAAATTCAACTCTCGCATTGTCTCTTCTGCAGTAACACCATCGAACATTCTCAAACCTGAGTATCCGACTTCTGTCATCTGTGAAGACTTTGGTTTTGTTGCTGGTTTTCTAGTAGCCATGTTTTATCCTGTAATGTTCTGAGGCACTGCTACACTTAGCACACCACCATCTTTCTGAATATGATTGTTCTGGAATCCGAAAGTACCACTCTTGTCCAAGTTAGGCATCGTGAAGTTAGGAATCTGAAGCTCTTTGTTAAGGTGCAACACAGCATCTGAGCATGTGTCTACAATGTCGTCCTTCAGTCTCTTGTTCTCACCGTCAAACAACTCAAGTTCATCATAGAATTCACCATTCCAAGGGGCTTTCACAATATTGACAAATCCAGCTTGTGCTAGACTTGAGAACGGAGCGAATCGAGTAAGCTTTGACTTCACAGGCTTAGAGAGCTTGCAATGGAATCCCATCTCAGCAAGTTGACGTTGCAAATCTCTGGC